TGGCTTTTTTGACGTTTTTTACCTTGCTTTTTTTTGGCTTCTTCCATAATATTGCGAGTCATCGAGCGTGTTTGCATCTTCTTATATACATTATTAAAAGTAATTGAAATCTATTTCAATTTATTTTAATTATTCGGAATAGAAATATTTAGAATACAATTAATAATAAAACAAAAATACAATCATAAAAGAGTCAGAATAATCCAGAGAAAATTCTAGTGGTAGCATATCCAACAAGAATAACAATAGAAAGATGAAAAACATTATCAAAGACAGTAAGACTGAGGTTATTTTCCTTTATTTTAATACGACGCTCTCGTCGTGCAAGTGACAGTTCAATCTCTTCTAGACGAGTTTGTTTCTCAAAAATTTCGAGTGTCAAATCGTTCAATTTATCTTCATACTCTTCAATTACTTTTTCCCTTGCTTCGAGAGGAGACGTTGATTTTTCGCATGTTTCGGTTTCTTCACTAGAATCGTCTGGAAATAAATTGTTATAGCTATCACCATTACGATGAATCAAAGGACACAAGTTTTCCTCATTTTCATCATCATTTACAAATTCGTGTGCTTCTTCTTTAGTCATATCCATATTACGCATAACAACATCTATACGAAAATCTTGCTCTGTATTTGTTTCTTTATCACATGAATCTGTTTTAGGAGAAGATGAAATATATTCAACTCCTTCAAACTTAATAGGACTAGTAATCATGTCCTTTTTTTCCGGATTAATATCATAGCCAACATTGCCATAATCTCTTAAAATACAACTCTTGCACATCATTTCTTCTGTAGAGCCGTTGCTATCAATTAAACTTGATTCGCTAATAGTATCTTTATCACAATCAACACTGATATCTGTTTTTGGAGCATTTGGTGTTACACTTTCAGAATATTTTACTTCATCACAATCATCGGTATTTAAACTTAATTGTTGAAAATCACTAAGCATTGAATCGTTCGGGCGAGAACCCGTTGGTGGTGGTGGGGGACAGATATTTTTTATTTCACTTCCAACAGTATTATTTTCTATAGGTGAATTAACATTTACACTTAGTTTTGGGTATGGATTAACTTCGACGCCTCCAGTATTAAATGTTTGCACAGGAGAGTTCATTATATATGGTATATTTTTTATTTTTAAACTATTCTTTAAAATAAGAATTATAGATAATTCATAATAGATAATTCAGAATAGATAATTCAGAATAGATAATTCAGAATAGCTACAACTATTTATCGGTTGCATATAAAAAAAAATTGAAATAGAAATTCCGAATAGAGGTTATTGTGCAACTCAGCATTAACAACCGAGACAAAACAATCATGGCCCTTCGCACTGACCTATTCTGCTATGCTATCGACTCCCTTCCCAAGTGGAATCCTAGTCATGATGACTGGGATTGGAATCCTAAAAAGAAAAGGCTTACGACGACTTATGATATTGCTCAAGATGTTTATCGCCACTTGGTTATGTATGAAGACCTTCAAGCCTACGAGGATGCTATTTGTCATCAGAGAAACATTGATACTTGGCTCGCGAGAGTTTTCAACAAAGCTGGCGACTATTGGAAGACACTTATGGTAAGAGCACTGAAAACCAAACAGTATTATGAGTATGATGGGATGCTTGATTATTATCGCCCATCACTGTGGTTTCTTCGTGAAGATTGGATGCAAAAACAAGGACATGACTTCATTGTTGAGCGCATTCCAAGTCTTGTCTTCTTCTCAAATGATGACGAAAAACGACTCATTTATCCTACTTGGAAAGCCAAAAGCAAGGAACGCATTAAGAAATATGTGGATTTGATTGAAAGTGGAAAAATTAATGATTACGACATACCAGATGAAATATACGAAGAAGTTTACAGTGAAATGCGACAAAAATAAAGAGAGAAAACAAGAGAGAAAACGAGACAGAAAACAACCAGAAAACATAAAAAAACAGCCCCACTGGGGCATTCGTCACGTATAGAACGATTATCAAACTATGAACTCCGAACTTTACAACACTGAACTGCTCTACCGCATCAATCTTGATAAACTCCGGGAAGGTTGCAAGAAAAACTGGTTTGGCTCTGCGGACACCACATATGGTTTATCGCCTGCTGATATCATTATTGACGAGACCGAACCAATACATTTTGTTCAAATACTTTTCAACCTCAAAGAAATCTGCTACCAAGATGACAATTGGATGTTGTTTTCTCGCAATGGATTGATTTCTATCATGAAAAATCAAGAGTCAAACTATTTGCAAGATACTCGATGGTGGGGCAAGAGCTTTACAAATGAGTTTCACAGTCAAATTGACTTCTTCATCAAGATGTTCTGTGATGTTGCCGGTTATTATTAAGAGAGAAAACAAGAAAAAATTACAAGAAAAAAAATAAAAAATACATACATAACACCTGTATTTTTTTATTACTCTAGTTATTACTCTAGATATTACTTACACGATTTTTACAAGTTATAAAACACAAAGCTGAGCATGAAAACACAATCATTATAACTACAACCGAAATTATTAGCACAGGGATGCCAACAAGTGTTGAAGTAAATAATGTGTAAAACTCAGTCTCATCTTTACAATTCCATGCACACATTCCTGAAAATAGTTTAAACAAAGTTCCTGCAGAAAATGAACCAAATATGAAGCATACAAATACTACACATGCTTTGATTTTTTCTGTAAGAAGTTTGGCACACGCTTGACGAATTGTTGCACCATAATTAAGTTGATATCGGTTAAGTGCATTGTAAATTTTCATAATACAAAATTTAATACCTTCACGAATGATTCCAACAAAGAACAATGCAAATAAAAGACAAAATGCAATAACTGGTATTCCAATAATTCCGATTCCAATACTACCAACAATTGTAAATGCCAGGTCTTCATTTGGACACTTCCACGCACAATAACCTTCCAGCGTTTTAATGACAGTTCCAACTATAAAGGCTATTAATATTGTAAAAAGTATTATAAACGATGCTAATAAACTATTTTGTTTGTTACAAAGTAGACCTCTATTGTAGTTTTCTTCATCATCATCATCATCATCATCTGTTGTCGTATCACTAATTGTTGGAGGACGAATATATCCCATCTCAACATCATAAGATTTATACCATGTATCCGGTGATTGGGGCGAGAAATTACAAATAGGACACTTATCTTTTGAATTTGTTTTCCACAGTTTTGCGGCACATTCCAAACATACAACGCCTTCTTGGCATTGACTGCAACGATATTCAATGATGTTTTTATTTGCTTTCTGTGTATAACAAATACAACATGGAGGATTATCTTGTTTCAATTCATTCATTTCGATAATTTGGGTAGACATTTGATGGTGCTTTTGTTCTGTTTCTATTTTAGTGTGTTAATTTCTGTTTCAATTTATTAAAAGTATTTGGTAATTAGTAATTCGTAATTGGTAATTCGTAATTGGTAATTCGTAATTGGTAATTCGTAATGTGAAAGTATTTATTAATAAATTTAATAGTATTTAAAGTATAAATTTAAATAGTATTAAAGTATAAATGGGAAACATTTACAGTCGAATTAAAAATGAAAACAAAAACCGGATTTATCCTATTGGAAATAATGGAATGTTGAGTGATGTTTTACGTGAAAAGATTGAAAAACAAAAAAGAGAGAATATTTACTCATCTGTAGTATATGAAAATCAGAAGATTTACTTATCAGAACCACTTCCAAGGATTGGGGCTCCTGAAGAATAGAAATATAATAAATAAATTGATGTAGAAAAATGTTCTGCTATATTAAGTAATAGTATGGGAAACTGTGTTCCAACTCGTAGACGCCAAAAATATGAGGGAGAAAAAGAAATTGGTGATGCATGTCCTCCAACACCACCAAAGAGAGACCGTTCTATGCTTTCTATTAAAAGTGAAGAAGATGTTGTATTTGATTTTGACAGTATTGACAACGACAAACTCTGGATGAAAACTAAGCCATTTGTGCCGCCGGTTTCTGGTGGTCGCGTTATTAAAGTATATGATGGAGACACCATTACAATTGCCAGCACGATTCCTATTAAGAATTCACCACTTTATCGTTTCTCTGTCCGTCTTAACGGAATAGACACACCTGAGATTAAAGGCAGCGATGAAATCGAAAAACGTGTGGCATTGATGGCGCGAGATGCGCTTAGTGAAAAAATCCTCTACAAGGATGTAAAGCTAATTAATGTGAAAACAGAAAAATATGGAAGGCTACTTGCCGAGGTAGTCTTTAATGGTCAGAACATGAATGAATGGATGATATCCAAACGATTTGCAGTAGAATATGATGGTGGCACGAAAAAGTCCCCCGATAATTGGGAGACCTATCATAAAGGACAATAATCTTTGATTATGATAACCTCTTATTGCCATATCTTTCATATCATTAATATATTTCTTTGTTTCATGTGCTTTTTCATATGTTTTTTGATATGCTTTTTGAAATGCTTTTTGAAATGTTTTTTCTGCATTTTTTCCTGATTGTTTCTCGAGGGATTTTGTGTTAAATTGGGTAAAATCTTCCATTTATTTCTTCTTGAGATTTTATTTTATTAATTTCCACTGTTTTTAAATTTACTTCAATCGCGTTCTTTATATGTGTGCTTATTAACTTATTCGGATACATATAATTTGAACTATTGATTGGATATAATGAAATACATAACAATAATTGTAAATCTGTAATTACATTTATATAACTCGATAGATTGTATAAGATAAGCACACCATTTTCTTTTCTTGACTTGTTATTTTCAATGTGGTCTGCTAACAAAATATTCCCTATGCAAATAATTTCTTTCATTTCGGGCATAATTAACGTAATCTGATGATATATTTGTTGACATACAATTATATTTTCTTGTTCTTTCTTTTCTGAATCACAAAACAATACTATGCAATAATCATTATTTATCTTATATTGTCTCGTTTCATCATCAATCTGGTCGATTTTATACAGCGCCTGTATTGATAGCAAATAATACACAATGTTTTTTATACTTAACTTATTTATGTGAAATAACACCATTTCCTTATTTTTTATTTTTTTTCTCACGTATTGACGTGTCAATAATTGTTTTGATGAAAATTCGTGATTAAATATGTCTTTTATACCTAATTTAACGTTTTTACTTAAAATTGTCTTTGTAAATAAGTCAAATAGCTCTATTCTTTTATACCTACTATCATTCATTTTGTTGTCTCCTGTAAAATATTTACTAATGTTATCATTTTTCCCTATTAAAAATTTATCGAAAAAATTCAAATCCTTTGTTTTTGTAGATAATAGTTTTTTTTTCTCATTTAACTCTTCATTAAATATTAATACTGTTTCCTTTTTAAAGTTATTAAATGATATTACATTTAATGCTAATATTAATTCAATATAACTCTTTGGCATCTGGACGATATATTTAACTTCTTTGCTTCTTGGATTATTACTTGTTGGATTATTACTTGTTGGATTCATATAATAAATATTAATGTTATTATTTATATTATTGTTTTAAAGTAAAAGTAATGTTTGTCCAAAGAGTTTCTCAAAATATTTTTGGTCTTAAAACTATTGTTCCAGATACAACTAGTAATTCTTTAACAAGTATTACTGATATTGCTACTAGAATTGCTAGGGATTTAACTTCTCTCTCTAAATTTGCAACTTTAACAGATTTCTTACCTGATAATGTTAAAAATCTTGTTAATTTAGCACACTCTAAATTTTTAACGCCTTTTGATAATCGTCAATTTAATCGTATTGGAACAATTGCTGAGCGCGACTCTATTGTTAATGGTCTTAACGAATATATTACTACAATTGCTAATGATGATACTCTTATCATTTTTTTGGACTGTATCATTAGAGGAACCAATGCAGCTTTTAATATGAAAGATTTAGAAGCCGCATTTATTAATTATAAAAAGACAGCTCAAGAAGAAATTGATAATCTTAAGGAACAAGTTGCTTTGTTAATGGGACAACAACCTATTAGTAGTGGTGATGTTACTGGTGCTGGTTCTGCTTCATTTAATATTGAATTGACACTTTACTACACTATTTATATTTATATTTATGGTTATCATCCTGATGACGAAGATTGGATTACTGACAGTCGTGGAGAGATTGTTAATGATTTAGTGTCACGTATTGAAAGTGGTGAAATAACCAGTAATGATATTCTTCCTGAATTATATGCAAATACATAAATTCTTGTTTTAACGTTTGGTTTTAAGATTTAAACTGTAATTAATAATAACAAATTATATATAATTATGAGCATTAAAGATATCGACCTTGATATTGAAAATTATAGTATAAAAGAAATTAAAAAACTTTTTAAGATTGAAGATGAATACTCAAGTGAAGACGTTCAGCGTAATGTTGATAAATTACACTTTACTATAAATAAAAATGAAGACCTTAGCCTTAATGAAAAAAAGAAGTTGTGTCATTTTTTCAACTCATTAAAAGTAATACTGATACGTCATTTAAACAATACCGGTGGCATGTATAATAATTATTCATCAATTGAAGATTTAGAACCAGAGAACAAAGTTATTGATATTAAGAATTCACATCAATATGGGAATGGGAATGGGAATGGGAATATGAATGGGAATATGAATGGGAATATGAATGGGAATATGAATGGGAATATGAATGGGAATATGAATGAGGTTAGGAATTCTGTTATTGGTAAGAATGGTGAAGGAACCGGATTAATACCAAACTCTGAAAATTATACGACTTTAAATCATTCTCAATCTGTAAATGACGTGTTTCGTAATGATAATGCTAATAGTAATGCTAATGCTAATAGTAATGCTTTAACAGAAATACATAGTTTAAAATACATTAAAGATAACTTAAATCCAATCAAACATCAGACTGTTATGAAATGCATAACGTTTGATACAAGATTTAGAGATAACTATTACAATACTAAGAGCACTGATTTTAAATGTAGCATACCCGATAGACTTACAAATGTTATTTCAATGCAACTCTCTGCCTTTGAATTTCCCACGTCATATTTTGTTATTAATGAATCTCTCGACAACAATTATTTTAATTATCAAGTTATCGATGCTGGCAATGTAGCAGAAATTAAAACTGTTACCGTGCCATCAGGAAATTATTCACACACTGAACTTATTGCACAAATAAATGATGTTATTACAAATAATGGCGATTCTATTACATTTGATATTGATATCACAAATTTAGGAAGTGGAACAGGAAAAACTATTATTAGAAACGAGAATACAAATATTATTAATATTTATTTTGACAGAACACGTCTAGGTAATAGTGATGAAACACCATTGCCACTTAAATTTGGTTGGATATTGGGATTTAGAAGCAATGAATATATCGGCAACAAAGACTATGTAAGTGAAGGCATGTATGATGACCATGGTTCCAGATACATTTATTTAGCAATCAATGATCACAATAATAATACTTTTGACACATACACTTCTGTATTTAATTCATCTATATTAAATAAAAATATACTTGCTAGAATTAGTCTTAAAACGCCCGCTTTCCATATTTTAAATGAAACAGGTATAAACCTAGTAACTGAAGCAAGAAAGTATTTAGGGCCTGTAAATATATCTACTTTTAACGTTCAAATTTTAGATGAATTTGGAAGAGTTCTTAATATTAACAATATGGACTACTCTTTTTGTTTGAACTTTGAATGTTTATACAAATAAATTTATTATGATTTACTATGATTTATTATGATTTATTATGATTTATTATCATTTATTATGATTTACTATGATTTACTATGATTTTTGATAAATGAATATTTATTGTTTTTTATTTTCTTGTGAAAATATATAATGTCGATTTATGATCCAGGCAATAATGGGCAAAACTCTAGTAAAGGTGCAATGGTCCAGGCAAACATGTATGCATGGGCTGCCACTGGTTTAGGTAGAATTGATATTCAGTCCGAACCTGATATTAAGTTTGAGTATATTGATATGCAAGAACAGGATAAAACTAGAATTATAAATCCTTTAGCACATATCCAGTTTGCTACTGGTCTTCGTCCTGTTAGAGGTATTTTCTCCAAAGGCGGTGTTAGATACACTGATAAAAACAGAACTCAACTTGAAAGTGTAGAATTCCCTTCTGAAGGAACAGGAACAAATCATGCAGGTAATCCTCTTGGTTTATATGAAATTAATACACTTGATGGTAATAATAGATATACACCTGGTGCAGTTCATGAAAAGTTTTTGCTTAAGCCTAAGATTGATAACTTTACACTTGTGCCTAAACTAGTAGCAGACGCTGAATCCGTTAATCCTACAGTTTTTGCTGATAGTAATACTGATGAAAAAGCTGAGTTTATTCGCACTTCGTATGTTAATTTTGTCCTTGACAGCACAAATGCAAATACTGGTAGATGTGCTGGTGCTGACATATCTAATACTGACAATGACAGCACATTCTATGTTTATGATTTAACCAATAATGGTGATGATGGTAGTTATAATGTTATTGCTACTTTTAAAATTTATGCGAAATATAATGATGATAATTCAGCTTTAACTACTACAAAAGTCTGGCCTGGTGGACACTTGCAAGATGACACCGGTAATAATTTACAAGCAGGAACAAATCTCGTGAACAAAGCGGATGATGGTAATATATATAGACTTGATGGTATTCCTATAAAAACATACACAAAAGATATTGTAGATGTTAGTTTTATCTTTAATTTAGATGGTGGTGAGAATGGTGGCACAGATGGTCTTAAGAAAAAGAATACTACTAATAACACAGATGTAAGTTATGTTGCTCACTTAATGAGTGGTAATCTTACTGATTTGTTATTTACTAATGGTGGTAAAGGTGTAAAAAAAGGAGATACAGATGTATCTTTTGTATGCACTCGAGCTAAACAAATTGATTGCTCTTATGGTGGGTTATTTGACACTGCTCATACTCTTGACTTTAGTTTCACCGGTTTAACTCTTGAAGATACCGCTTCACTTGAGTTAAATGATGACTTGTGGATTGGGGATTTGATTCTTCCCATTACTGGCGATGCAAGTGGTAATACTGGCGACACTGATGTCGACAAAGCATTACGTGATACTGGTGGTCTTCAGTGTATTCATATACCTGACTCTGTTAGAACTTTGAGAAATGATGCCGCTCAATCTCTCGCTGCTAACTTTGCAGGTCTTTCTGAGTTGCTCGGTAGTATTAGCATTCAATCTGAACCAGATATTAGTATGGGTGAATTTAATTTAATGTCTTATAAACCAACAAGCGACCCTGACCTACTCGATGACGCCGGCAATGCTATTTCTGGTAATGCAGCAAGCACTGGGTCAAATGCAGAAGGAGCACATGGTGTATTTACTATTTCCGGTGATATTTTAAGTAATAAGCTTAAGAATTTTATGATTGGTTATAATGATACTAATGATGGTGCAAGTGAAATTACTCAGGAGAAACGTCAAGAGCACATTCATAAGGTTGTTTATTGGAGCACTGCAACAACTGGCTCAACAGATTGTTCATTAGCATGCACTGCACGAGATGAAAATGCAGTCGTTCCAGACGTTAGTGGTGGTGAATTTCATAGTGGTCCTTATAAAACTGTAGGTACTGATGTCTCTTGTGGTGCTTATGTAACCGAATTAACTCCACAGGAGAGTGCCTTCTTCTATGTTTATCCTTGGGCATCAACTGAAATGTGTGCTATTAGCAGTGCTACTGGTTTTCCTGTTGTTCTTGGAAGACGAAACTTTTATGACGGTGAAACTGATATATCACAATCTACTGTAGTCACAGGCGCTGATGACCTCAATTGTAATCCATTTAGACAATACCAGGTTGACTATTTGGCAGATAAAGCTTACGGTGATGCATTTGATTTCACCTCTTTGACTACTGCTGTTCCTACTGTTAAGGGATGGATGGACAACACAAATGGATACTACAATACCGCAAAAGCACGCACTGAATGGTATTCATTTGTTGATATTTGCATGAACAATAATCTCAATGGAGTTCAGACAACTGATATTTCTTACAGTTATCAAGATCTTGGAACATATAAGACAGGAACTCATGAAGATGGTATGAATAGTGTAAATGATATGACTGCTACAGAAAAGCCGAATGGTGCAGGAGCTAAGGGTGCATTTAACAAGAGTGTTTTGGATATTGTTTTCCCAGATGTCACTGACTCGACTGGAGCTTTACTTGATGGAAGAGGAGTTCAAGGAGGAACTAATCCTGTAACTTCTGATGATGGTGCAGATTACTGCACTCTCAACTTTAGAGTTCCATTGCAAGCTACAAGCGGTCAATCACAGAAACGACTTGATAAGGTGTCGAATTTAAATAATGGTGTTGTCCAATTAGCAAATGAAAGCCATGTTCTTAAATCTGGTTTTACTGCTAAGGTTAATGCCAAGGCTGAGAAGTTGTCTGCTATTGCCGCAAATGTTAATGAATTAATGAATAGTTATTGTCCTGTTATTATTCGTCTTATGGACGAAGACACTATTGGAGGCCCAGGACATAATGGAACTAATGTTGACCCGGCGCTATAAAGAAATAAATTAATTTTTATAGTAATAAATTAATTTATTTTTGATTAAGTGTTATTTTGATTGAGTGTTATTTTGATTAAGTGTTATTTTGATTAAGTGTTATTTTGAATTAGTCTATTTTTGATTTGGGACCTAACCAAATATAGTGGTTTCTCTCTCCGGAAACATCCCAACTATACAATATATGCTTGAATGATGTATCTGCATTTGGGCGAATTTCCATTTTACCTCCTATATAATAGTCTGAATTCTCTGAAATATCTGTGTTGTTTATTGCATCTAACTTTAATTTTTCTGAAACTATATCCGTTTCCGTCTGTGTTCTAAAAGTTGCCAACGTCCATGAGCTGTCATAAATATTATTGTCAAATGGCATGCTCAACGTATTATTACTATGGTCTGCAAATGAGAGATATGTGCTGTTAAATGAGTAATCATAATAATATGTGTAAGGACTACGGCCCTCTTGAGCACTTGCCTCCACCTCATACAAAGGAACAAAAGAAAAGTCAGCGTTTGAATTGTATAATGCATTTGATACATCACTTGTATAGAGCTTTCGTTGAATGCGGTAAATTGCTCCTGCTGTCTCTTGATATGATATATCCCAAACTAATGTTCTCATATAATCTCCTGCATGCGATGTTGTATTTGTTTTCCAATGGGCACTATTACTTGATGGGTCATCCCCTTTTATAACAATATATGATGAATCAAATGGTTTATAACTTGCATCTGCATATATAAGATGGTCTTCTGTCGGAATACTTGTAATTCCAGGAGCTACACGATTTTTTGAATTATTGTTCCAATTTGTATATAATATTGTAAATGTATCTGACGTGAAACTATTTAAATTATCTGATAAATTACGTCCTGAAACAGCAACACTTAGATTTTGCTTGCTTTCTTTTAGGGGAATAATTGCAAATAAGTCAATTGTATCGAATATAGCATAACCACCAGAAGTATCTACAGTCGAATCGCCTTGCATTATTGCACCGGTTGTTGTATTTGAAAAACCCGCTATTAAACTCAGGTCTGTCTGCAAAACCTCATTTTTTACATTGATTACTTTAGCTGTAAAAGGATTTAAATCTTGAGCGAAAATACGGTCGCCATATTTAAAAGGCTGTGCTGAAATATCAATATCTGCACTTACATTAATTAAACCAGAAGTTTTTGGCGCATTTGCCTCATTCATAGAAATTTCTATCATGAAATTTAAACCGGGCGTGTCAATAGAAATATTATCTAGATTCAATGAGCCATTTGTCATATTTACAAGATTTGTGCTCAACAACGAGGAACTATTGTCGATTATATTAACCGATAAAACATTAACAACTGCAGGAGCATTAAATGGTATTTTATTATCACAAATATCTGTAAGTTCTACTGTATAATTAGATAAATCTGTTCCAGCTTTTACATCTAGAGCTATATATGAAATATCGCCAATACTGTTGGATAAATCTAACTTGCCCACTATATTGAATGGCTCACCTACTAATGGTGTCAATACATTTGATGCGTCAAAACTAAATGTATATCCAAATCCTATTTTATTAATACTAATATCTGTATACATGTCGCCATTTTCTAGTGTGACAACAGTGTTGCCACTCATTGATGGATTAATATATGTTCCATATGTTGTGCTATAGAATGTGCCTGGTATAAGTATTCCATTATTTAATGTCACTGTTATATCTGTTGAGCTATCAAATTCTGAGTTATTCATTCTAACACCTAAATTAGAAATGTCTTCACCAACAATATATGTTCTAATATCATTTGACGAAATAAAACTAAGAGAGCCTAAGATACTGAACTCTGGTGTTAGTGTCTGTATGATTTCACCGTCCTCTGTGTAAATCAAGAAACGATAGCCAGTTCCTGGACGACTCAATACTAAATCGTCGAACACAACGTCGCCATTGAATGCATTTTTTGTTGTTGTTCCTGTAAGAGTTGCATTATTGCCATTGCTTGCCGCGTCTAATTTAATTGAAACCTCATTGTTTGCCGCTGTAAATTTATTACTGTAATTATCCATAATTTCCATACTTAATTGTGAGACTGGCTCACCTGTGATACCAATTATTCCACTTGCATCCTCGATAATTGTTGTATTTATCACTGCACCCTGTTCCATTTGTATGTATAATGGATGGTCTGTAAACGTTTGGTTTTCACATATGTCAAAAATAAGTGTATCTCCCGTATATGCTGTTAAAGTTGGTGAATTTGCACTTGTAGTCTGTCCTGAAATTGTTATGAAATAACTTGATGAAGGATAACCATCTTTCAAGGTAATTGTGTAATAATTAGATATATCAATGTGACCACTCGATGCGTCTTCAATATTTATTTGACCGTATACATTATTATTATATTGAGACTGGTAAAAATAATCGCCGGAAATTGTTGGAGTGAAAATAACGCGACCAGTTGTTGCTCCCTGGTTTGTTGTTTGTGTATCTATAAAAGTGCTGTTTTCAATTTCTGTGTTGTATAGACCACTTGATACGAGTCGTTTAAATTGTCCATATACATTGAAATAGTTACTACAAACGTCTGGTACGTCTGGATTGGTAAATCTGTAAAAGTATTCAATTCCAGGTTTGTTGATAGTTATGTTGTTAAAAGTATTTAAATAATCACTTACTACAGTAGAAGTTAATGTGCCACCGAGAATTCCGGTTATAGAATCCTGCTGTTCTATATCATATGTGTTAATTATATCTGTTGCAGTTATAACAGTATCTGTCACAACACGCTTGAAAAGAGAGATATTAACTTCTTCGACTTTGATATTTGTTTCGAAACATTCATCGATGTCTGTTTTTACAAATATTTGGCTCTGTTTAATAAAATAGTTTGTTTGTGGTATTGCGGTATATAGGACTAGTTCTGGTTTGGCATATTCACTTAATAATTGGATTCTTTTTGGATAATTAAAACCATTGAGGAATTGTGATTTTATTGTCATCTTTTCTCTCTTTTCTCCAGTCATAGCAGTCTCGTAAGATGTGTAATCGATATCATTGCATAAATTAAAAAATGCGTCGTCAAATAATTTATTGCCACATATATCAAACAAGACAATTCCTGATAAATCCTGATAACTATATGCTTGGTCTTCAGATAATTTGCCACTTGTGTTGTTATTTGTTGTTTCACAATTACATATATTTTGGCCTTTTGAAAGTTGAAGTAATGTATTGTAGCTATTTACATTTCTAATAGAACCAATTAAACTGTCGCTTGTATATCCGTAATCTATAGTGAAATCTTGATTTATTGTATTATTTTTTACATAATTACAACGTTTTGATGCTAATTCTTTTGCAAATTTAAATTGGGAAACTGCTTTTAATTCGGAAATTCTCTCTGATGAAGAGATATTTCTTTTATTATTACCAAAAGCTTTCATTATTATATATAATTAACATTTAATAATGATTGTTATTAACAAATTACACATTTAGAACATAATTTTGGACTTTCATATTTTGTCGGTGAATTCACTGATAAATTTATTTTATTATTATTTCTTTCAGCTTTCATACTTTTTACACCTTTGCAAGTTATTAAAGAGAGAGAATTTGGTTCTACTATTTCTGCTGTTGGCTCAGCATGTATTCTTAATGTTTCTGTATTTGGGGTTTGATTTGGGTATTGATTTGCGGATTGATTTGGGGATTGATTTGCGGACAGGGAGTGAACTGGTTCGGCTATTGGTATTCTAGATAAATTCTCTCTTTCTTCACTTTCTACAATTGAATATACTGTTTGTAATAATTCTATGAAACCGGTTTCTAACGGACCTTCCAATACAAAACTGTTTATCTCACGAAATATCAATCCATTTGCTTGAGAGAATTGAAAACCTTCATCAAAACTTACCTTTCTATCCTTTTTTAAATCAGATTTTGTACCTAAAAGCAATATTGGATGATAATATGCATGTCTACATGTATTAAATTTATGTAATTCCTGAATCCAGTTTATTACTCGCATGAAAGATGTCCTATTTGTGACATCATATGTTATTATCGCCGAACTTATATTCCTGAAATAACTTGTTATTATTGACCTGTATTTCTCCTGTCCTGCTGTATCCCATATTTGCACTTTTACTTTTTCATTATTATATAGCCTTTTAACAAGACTATTGAAATCTATGCCAATCGTCGGCTGATATTGCATTGTTTTTATATTTCGACCAATCAACGTGTTGCAAATTGTTGTTTTACCTGTATTTGTATCGCCTACCAATATTAATTTAAAAATATACGAGACATCATTATTGGGCGACTTTTCTATTTTTACTCTGTCTTCTGGTGGGGCTTCTGAGTTGTCTCTATTTGTATTTTTTGTAAGATTATCGTGCTTTTCATCACTGTCTTCATCATCTAAAGATATTGTTTCCAATTTATTACTGTATTTTTTTTTACTTAGTAATTGCATTTCTTGTTCGTTTTTTGTTTCCATAATAATAATTAATAATATTAATTATTGTTAATATTATTAATGCTGAAATATTATTAATGCTGAAATATTACTCTATCATTAACATCAACGCCATCGCTGCGTAATTTATCAAGTCATATAGTGTATCTTTTATTGATTCATCCATAACTTTATTTTCAATTTGATTAATACTAGTTTTATTTGATGATAAACTTTTTATTCTCATGATTTTATCACCTATACGAACTATTACACCAATTGTTCCATAAGTTGCAAATGCATCTCCATAATCCGAGTTCTTCTTTTTAAATATTTCTAATGTTTCGCCATGCACTCTCTCTATTAACTCTAATATTTTTTCCGGTCGTGTTTTTATATACTCTGCTGGATTGTCATTGTTTGTAAAATTATCAAGAATACCATAAGCTAATATTGTTATATTATGAATGTCGAAAAGTATTTCACGCACTTCGTAGCGAGATTGAATTGTCACGAATTCACTTGTGACAATTAACAAGTTTTTTAATTTAACACCTAAATCTATTATTGCTTCTAGTGATTTAATCGGATTATTCCAATCTATGACATTATCTGCATCACAATTAACTATATCCCGCTCTATTGCTTCTCTATGAATTTCTTGCATCTGATTTACTCTATTCATAATTATTATTTAATAAGAAAAAAACAGTTTATATGGTTTTTATTCTATTAGAGTTTTTTATTTTATTAGGGTTTCTTATTTTATTAGGGGTTTTATTCTTTTAGGGTTTCTTATTTTATAATTAGTGACAATATTTGCTCCGAACTTACATCCCGGTTTGTCATTATTTTAACCTGCTCTAAATATTGCATTCTTTCGCTCGCATTCATTGACGTGAATATACTGCTATTTTCACTATCTAATGGAAATTTCTTACAATAAATATCATTGAATTTTTTTAACAACAAATTGCGAATTGAACTTATAAAATCGAGCAACCCTCTCTCTGTAAATTCATGCCATTCATTATCGTCATAATAATAATATTGTTGTCCAATTTTTTTTATAGGTGATTCTTGTTGCCTTAAAAGTGTTTTAATAATTGTCACCAATCCTCTCAACATTTTCTTGTTTAAAATAATATTCACATCTGTTGTTTTTATTTGTAATTCAGTAATCCATTCTTTGTAATTTTTACATTCTGTTTCTTCCACCTCTTCTATATCCTCTTTTTCCTGACGATTCAGAATGGATAATGTTTCTTTCTTTGTATATGCTGTATGAGTCTCATTAATTTTATTTTGCTCAGTCAACACTGTAAATAATTTTGCTTCCAAAGATGTTATTTTAGCGCTCATTTCCATTATCATTTTCATCATAAATGCTTGCGTTGGTAATTCTTTAAAATCATCCATTGTTGTCGTATTATTTGAATGTTGGCTTTTACATATAAAACTGTGTTTTTCATAACCATTTTTTGTTTTATATTGACGATAACAAGTTGCGCAAGTATATACCATTCTACTTTTTTCTTCTTACTTTTTTTCTTTTCAATTATTTTTATTGTTAAAATAATAATAAACTAGTAATATATAAAATGTCTGATTCAACATGTGGATGTAATTCAAAAAATATTGGTATTCCGACACAGAGAAGAACTTTGTGTAATGACCCAAGTGTTATTATTGACGCTACACAGAGAAAAATACAAGGTGCTGTTCGTGTGTCGTCTGGTGAGTATTCTATGAATAAAAAGATGGTTATGGCTTACGGAAAAGATGGAAGTAATTTAGACAATGGAAGCTCTCGTATAAAAAAACATGATTCATACGAGAGATATTTAGCTAGAAAAACGGGGCGAGGTGTGTTGCGGGAGCAAAGCGACGCATCACGTTCAGACGATGCTGTAAGTGGTGGCAAAGTAAAACGCTTTGGATTATTTAAATATTGTGCATGTTAGTGTTGCATTGTGTAATTTTTATGTTACAATTTTATATATGCTATTTAACTATAATAATAATAAACTGAAAAATATGGGCTCGCCTTCTAAAACTAATACTAATAATACTGTGAAAAACATGAAAATGAGTGCGTCTAGCAGTGCACGTTGCGGTGGTTTTTCAATGAGAGGAACAATGCACACCAAAAGCAATCCCAAGAAAAAATGTGGAGGTTGTGGATGAAGGCTGGGCTGGGCTGGGCTGGGCAGGGAGGGAAGCGTTCCGTTTGGTCGGCGTGTTTAGTCTATTATTTTCATCTGTTTTAATTGATTCGCCAATTCTTGTGTTGTTTTATATACAATAATTGGTATGTTGAGTTCTTTTGCTTTGTCTGTTTTTGAATTGCTATAGTCCGGTGTGTTGATATAGAGCACTTGGGTTTTTTTGTTAACTGTTGCACCTACTGGGATGCTTTGTGATTCTAAAAATTGCTCGAGTTCTTTATTACGGAAACCTGTTATTACATGTGGTGGTTTTGTTGGACCTTTGGGTTGGTTTGCTGCTGATGTTGCTGATGTTGCTGCTGATGCTGCTGATGCATGTTGCAGTGCTGTAAGATTGTGTGTTAAATTTGCTGTCTCGATGAATTTTAATACTTTTGGTATGTTCTCCACAAATGGCTTGCATGTTTTCTCGGCAACACCTTTTACTTTTACACACTTTGCCATTTTTTCTGCTGTTGTTTCGTTTGATGTTATTATATCTGGATACATATCTAATATCGATTTTATCGTTTTTACTGCAATACCGCGCCCTAGAAGATTTGATGCTGCCATCAGTCGAATCAATTGCACCTTTATCTGGTCTGTTGTTTTGTTTGAGCTGTCATAAATTATTTTTTGAATATTTGAGTGAATTTTTTCTGCTTTTTTCTCTTTGAAACTTTCTACTGTTAGAAAATCTTCTTTTGTCATTTTTAATACCTTTTCTGGTGTGTCGAAATTTGACTCCACTAATTTAGTCGCAATGCCCTTACCAATATCTGGCACCTCCATCAATTTAAAGAATATTTCTATGTTTTTAGCCTTTACTGTTTTGTTGCTTGTATGGTCTTTTAATATTATATCTATGTTGGATTCTGTCCATTCATATGTTCCATCTGGTGGCATCTTTGCCTCTGAAGCTTCGTCAATAACCTCTTCGATATATGGTATCACATCACCACTTCGAATTAATTTTACCTTTGCACCCACACCTATTTTATTGTCACGAATAAATGCAGCATTGAATCCTGTGGTATATTCTATTGTCACGCCACCCACCTGCACCGGGTCTACACGTATTCTTGGCTTTAGATACCCATCTTTACTTGGCGACCAAATAACATCTACAACAAATGTTTCTGCTGTTTGGTCAGACAAAACCATCTTGAACGCAAATGAATGTTCTGGATTTTTATTAGTTCGCTCATATTCTTTGTTATGCGTGACAATTATACCATCTATCTCATATATATAATTCTCTCGCCATAATTTTAAAACTTCGGAGAGAACACTTACTGTCGGCACATCTTGTGCGTAAAATGCGTTGAGTTGCATGTTCTCTCCATTTATTGTGCTTATTAATTTCATCTGTTTTGCTGGCTCTAATACCGGATTCAAAACCTCATATGTCACAAAATCAATATCCTTATACTTCTCTATATTTTCTGGCGTTAAGATGTTTTTTGTCTGATTCACTATTCCCGAAACTAAGTTTCGAGCATTTGCAAATCTTTTTTCATATTTATCTTTGAACACTTGTTTAGAGAGAAGCAACTCACCTCTTATTGTGATTTTTTTATTAACAAGAGGTTGTAGTTGCTTTATATACGGTATCATATGTGAGATGTCTTGACCTACTTCACCATTACCTCTTGTAAACAACTTGGGTGTTCCTGTTTCGTTGTAAAACATACCACTTACACCGTCTAATTTTGCCGTAAGAATATACGAAGTTGATTTCCCATCTTTCTCTTTTGACATCTTTGGATAGTCTTTATACCACTGCATTATCGCCTTCTCTGTCTTCTTTTTATTCATGCTCGGCATTGGATACGGAAGCTTTACTTTCACCTCTTCTGGTAAATCTTTTGGAAGCTCTGCTCCGACTTCAAATTCCGTGTCTGAATATTTTTCCTCGATATATTCTTTTAAAATATCATATTCATTATCCGTTAAAACTGGTTGCGAATTGAAGTATTGATTGTTTGCTTCTTTTACCATTTCCATGAGTGACGTTTTATCATTTTTCTCTAGAAATACTTTTCCTTCCTTCTTATATCGGTTTAGGGCTTGCATTGGTGGCTGCTGTGCTTGTTGCATTGCTGGCTGTGCTTGCTGCTGTGCTTGTTGTTGCTGTGCTTGTTGCATTGCTGGCTGGCCTTGTTTTTTAATAACAACCGACTTGTCATCAATTCTCTCTTCTGGATTTTTATATTCCATATCTAAATAATCAAATATGTCTTTTTCTGTTTTAAATAATGCATCTGGCTGAATTGACGTTAATGGTTTGCCGGTTTTCGCAATCGAAAATTGATGTTCATTTAATGACAACCCTTTCTTTAGTGCCAAACCACGCATTGCTGTATTGAAATGTTTGCTTCCTGTAAAATAGAGAACCGCAAATGCATACTGCTCCGGTGTTGTATACAAGAAGTCAATACGACGATGATATTTTGAACCTGGAATTTTACCTATCACCAAAGATTTGGTTTTACCCTGAGCTAAAATGTGCACAATCACTCCGGTTTTTTCCAGTTTTGCAATTATCGCTTTAAACATCTCTTCTTGCTCCTTTTGTGTAGCCTGCTCTTTTGTTGTTGTGAAAATAACATCAATATCACCTGAATTCTTCATACCGCGACGATAACTCCCCACTATTTCAAACTTCAATTGTGTGTCAAGCGATACCTGACCGTCAAGCAACTTGTGGAACTTTGTAATCTCATCTCTTGGAATTCTCTCCAAAATATCTTTGTAATATTGTAATCCAATCTTTTGTTTCTCATTCAGAATACTCGGATTTTCTTTGTAAGCAACAATTAACTCGTCGATATTTGTAAGACCCTTTTTCTCTAACTCCTCTGCTTTTTTAGGCCCAATACCATAAATGTTTGCAAATATTATTTTTGGTGTGTTTTTCATTTCTTCTAGATACTGAATCTTTCCTGTTTCGATGAATTCCACTAATTTTTGCTTTATACCAGAGCCAATATTTGGGATTCCATCCAAATCTTCTGGCTTTGTAATATCAGTATCCATATTTTCTAAAGATGTCGCTGCCTTTTTATAGGCATTTGCTCTGAATGCTTGTCCTAATTTAATTAGGAGTTGCTCCATTTCGTGAGTAATCTCAATTAGCTCCTGTCGCATTTTCTCTATTTTTAAATTGGATATATTTTTTTAATTCAATTTAAAAATAATCCTTCCAAAATGATTTCGGAATTTGCTTATTTATTGGCTCTGTAGATATTTTTATATTTTTAATTTTATTTTCTAATTCATCTTTAGTTATTATTTGATTATATTCGTATTTTGTTTTTTTGTTTTGCTTTGGTAATGAATCTAAACTTAATTCTACATCTAATGGTTTATTTTCCTTATTTTTTTTCACCATATTATATAATGTTAAGATACTTTACTAGAAAAGATTCCGAATTTATAAAAGAAAATGGAGAGCTTGTTCATGAACGAGTTCGTGTTATTCATTCTGATGGTGAAAATATTATTGTAGATGATGATGGCGAAACTTATAAAATACCCATTGAATATGTTAATGATACTTTTAATTTATTTAATAACCCTTACTATAGAGGCAACAATTTAAATGAACGACTTATTAATGATTTTGATATTAAATCTAGAGATGCTGTAACGCCTTTCAGTGTGTTTTCTAGAAATCCACTTGAATTAGGTGGGAATCATTTTTTTAATACTATTTTTTCCAAAGATGGTTTTACTTCTACTTATGGTGATGATAGTGATGATGGCAGTGATTATGATGAGGAATTTGGTGGTGATGATGAGGAATTTGGCGGTGATGGCAGTTTTCGTGCAAGGAAAAATCTGAATAATAATAATAAAAGCAAACGACGTGTTAAAAGCGACAAGAAATTAAATACTAAACGTAATAAAACTAGAAAAAAATAAATTGAAATGAAATTTCAACGTATTTAATTCATAACACATAAATCAAAATGCTTACACGCAGAATGACTTCTCTCCTTGAAAATAATACAAAAAATACACTATTAAACAACACTCCGCTTATTAATAAAAAAAAACAAAATCTATTCGTAAAACGACTTACAAAACTTTTGGTTTATATTACAATGCAAGAAAAAGGAGAAATTGATAATACTGAACTCTGCAGGACTCTTTCTTTGCTAAACGCACATCACCGTGATTCTCATATTAGTTTTCAAGAACTGGGGCATATTTATGACGTCGATGGAGATAAAACTTTCACTTCTGTCACTAAATTCGTTCATGGATTCGCAAAACCATTTAATGCTAGCGAAGTAATCGCCGGTATGAGACGTAAAGGCCTTTCTGCCGAATATGAGGGCATGAGTGATTGGGAAATCAAACAAAAGTGGAAGCGAAATGGTATTGATGCCAGCTCTCGTGGGACTAAAATGCATTACCAAATTGAGTGCTACTTTAATCGTTTGGCTATTACACGCAAATGGGAACTCAATGAAAATGATATGAAAGGATGGCGTGAAAATGACTTGGATATTGAACTTGGTCAATTCATTAACTTTATTAGCGGTCTGCAACACAATGGTTCACTGTTTCCCTATCGAACTGAATGGTGTATTTATCATGAAGAGCTGAAATTCACCGGTAGTGTCGACATGGTATTTAAAAATAATAATGGTGGATATGATATTTATGATTGGAAACGAAGCAAAGAAATTAAAAAAAATGGATTTAATAATTTTAAAAATGAGGCGCTTATTCATCTGCCTGATTGTAATTTTTGGCATTACACCATGCAGTTAAACTTATATAAATATATCTTGGAATCTAAATACGGTCTTCGCATTGATAATCTGTATTTGGTTGCTTTTCATCCAAATAATGGTGTTGGAAACTTCTTGAAATTTAAATGCCCCGAAATTCAGGATACAATGAAAGAACTATTTGCAAATTCTAGGGGATTTTCGTAAAAATATATATTTCTAAGATATTATTTAAATAAATAATATGTTATAATACTATTATAGGTATGTTTTTTGACGAGGTTTATAAGTATTTTGTAGGAACATTTATTATTAGTTGTGGATTTTTTATTAGTTTTAAACTAGTAGATAAATTCGTATATCAACCAATGCTTATTGATGACTCTGAGGATGTTGAACTATCCGAAGATGAAAAAAGAGAGAAAAATATTAATGATTATTCTGTTAGATATTTAGAAGAATATACAAATCTTGAGAGAACCAAGCTTAGCGACGATGACTACAAAAAACTATTGCGGTGTTTTTTGATTGAAGAAACTCCTCTTGGTAATGTGAAGATGTATTATTCGAATGATGATGAATCATTTATTTATTGGTCTGAGAAACAAGTGCCTTACAAAGTTTTGGAGGCCGTATCTAGAAAATATGTTATTGATTATAATTGCAAGGCTATTCATGTTGATATGGATGAAGAGCTCGACAAACAAAGGAAAATTTTGATGGATATGAAAAATGAAAAAGAGCGTGCGAGTGGCGATGAGTCTGCGAGTGGTGCTGAGTCTGCGAGTGGTGCTGAGTCTGCGAGTGGTGCTGAGTCTGCGAGTGGCGGCGGTGTTTTTGCTAATTTTAAAAAATACAATACTGGTGGTTCTAAGACTAAAGAAGTAAAGAAGGGCAATGTTGTCAAGACCAAGAATGTGATTGTTTGTGATAATGCAAACCGTTATTCTTACCGCGGTGTCTATGACGAGAATAAAAATGTTGTAAATAAATTTACACAGGATTGTGCGGGTGCTGGTGCTGATGATGGTGCAGGTGAAAAAAAATTGTCAGTTATTGATTTTTTAAACCATAAGAAACAATATACTAGTCGTTATGATGAGAATAATAACTATGATAACTCACCTGTCAATATGTCAGAGAATGATGACTCTGCTAGTGATGGATTTTGGCGTTTCTTGAACTTGAAAAATACTGTTTGTCCAATTGCTGATTCATGTGATGGTGATGGTGATGGTGCCGATGATGGTGGTTGCTATTGGATTAATAGTGTCAAATACAGAAATCGACAGGAATATCATAGTGCAATTCTAAAAATGAATACGGATTCATCTAACAATGGAGACAAAGATAGTGATAACTCTTACGATGTTCTAGAGTGTGAAGTCAACAATGATGAAAAAAATGCTATTCCAGATACTGAGTCTGATAGTGATGATGGAGATAATGGTAATGGAGATAATGAAGATGGTGATGTTGTTGAGTCTGGTATGCGGAGGAGAAATAACTCTGTTGCATCTGATGTTTCTAGTGCTTCTAGTGCCGGTGCTATGAAATCTAGTTGGTTGTGGTAATTTTTGACTCATAGTCTGCTTTCCATTTTAGAAAGTCAATACTTTTCTTGAGACTGAAACTTGAGCCTAGATGGTCTTTAGCAATTTCTAATGTCTTTAGTGTTTTTTCATCTAATGACTCTAAATACAGTGCGGTTAATTGTTCAATATTGTTGTTTTGTGGGATAACAGATTCTGCTTTTTTGGATTTTTCCATGGCTTTTATGTATATTTAAACTTCTAGTTTTTAGATTCAATTTTTTTTATTGTTTGTGTTTATTGTTTGTGTTTATTGTTTGTGTTTATTGTTTGTGTTTATTGTTTGTGTTTATTGTTTGTGTCGGTATAATTAGCCAGCAAAACTAGCAAAACATATTATTGTCTTGTCTGGATTAGATAACTTTTTGTTATTATTTATCATATCAGTAATAGTTGTATTAATTGTGTAATTATTACTGAGTAAATACATCATTAACTCAGGAACTTCGTCCTGAGTCATTAGTTTGGTTTGGTCGTTCAACGACTGAACAGAATAAACACATGTGTGTTGTGGAGAACCGGTTGGATTATATGGGTCTTTAAATGGTGTCAATTTCGTTGTATGAATTCGCTTTGTTAATTGACGTAGTGGTCCGTTTGGTTCCGTGTTAGTCGTTACTATTCTCTTGTATACCCCGCGCGCCGTAGAAGAATATTCTGTTGTATCTAAATGCATCATCGTTGATATGCAAAACATTGTTGTATTGTGATATATTATTATATTTTATTTTTTGTGTTGTGTGTTTTGTGTGTGTGCAGAGAGGTGGTGTTTTGCGTTCAAATGTTATTTTTATTTTTTAAACTATTATTAATAACATGTCTCATAATGAAATTGAAAATGAAATTATAAGTGTCGCTGAAGATTCTCTTGATTTTTTTACACCTAATGAAATATTGGAAAAAAATAATTCTCTTCTTTTTCCAACTTCTAAAGATAAAAAACATGAGACCATTATAGATGAGAAAATTGAAAATACTTTCATGGAAAATTGGTTCGAGTATTTACCTGTTGAAATTAAAATTAAAATCATGAAAGAAATCCCTTGTTGGAGAGAAAAATGGATTGAAAAGAATTCTATTCATGGCTTTAAAATCGGTGCTATTTTTTATATTAAACATACGAATTTTCCTCTTAGTGATGTTGAAAAAGCTGTTAGGAAATACGAAAAAGGAGTAAAATGCACTAACCCTTTTAAAATCCCTGAAAAACTTTGTTTTCGCATTAACAATATTATCCTTAATAAAGATAATGAAATTGAAGCTGAATTACTTTTAATTGATACACGTGTTATGGTATATAATTTTTGTAAAAAACGACAACAAAAACAGATGTCTCTTTTAAATTCGTATCAACAAGTTTTTTATATTCCTGAATACTATAACTATAATGAGGATAAGATGCTCGAAGATGTCAGTCGGTCAAGAAGAAGATTTAACTTTAAAACCTGCACAAAGATGAAATGTTTCGTTCCTGAAAAAAATGTGTGTTGGAGAAATATTACCAAGATTAAAAATTATAATGAACCTGCTGCTGATATTAAATCGAAAACTCACCTTAATATTGAACATGTTAAATGTCCTAAAGAAGAGATTGAGAACTATGTTAATTTAATCAGCTTACATAATGCTGAAATGATTAAAGAAAAAATGTTGAAAGAAAGTAATCAGGATTTGTTTTGATTTGATTTTTCTTTTCTGTTTGGTTTTAATAAATTGAAGTAGAAAAACTTTGACTTATTACAAATACAACATGAGTATTCAATTGGGAAACGCAAATAATAATGTATTTCGATTTAAATTCAGTGAAGATATAAATTTGATTCTTCAGAGATTTGCCAGTATTCATCACGGTGATGACCTTGAAGAATTCAAGGAAGCTTGGGAGAGAACCATTAAAACTTATCGCACTGTCATTGATATTGAAACAATGAGACTTAATGAAATTGGTTTTGATGGTGATGTTGAAAACAAGATGTTTATTAGTGCTCGATATTATTATTCGAAACAATACAAAATCGGTGAGAAAAAGTTTGCTGAGACGAATGTTAAGGCTGCTGCTGAAGATGATGCTGTCAGGGAGGTAGCTGCTGAAGATGAGACTGAAAACAAAAGACAATATACCAAAATTGATGGTGATATTCATAAAACCATCGAACAATTTCTAACAAGAAATAATAATTATTCTATGAAACCTGCTATTGCATGGAATAATTTCTGCAATGAATATGGTGATGACTTATGTCCTAAAAAAACATTTAAAAACCGGATTTATAACTATCGTGAAAAAATTCGAAAACAAGTGTCTGTTGACGATTGTAAGCAAGAGGAGAAAATTGAGGATGATGGTTTCGGGATTGGCTACAATTTCGACGATGTATAAAAATATAATCGTATATTAAAAATATAATCGTATATTAAAAATATAATCATATATATATTTATGACTACCAATAATATGACTGTATTTAATTTTAAAAATAAATTTAATCCTCAACATTTTTTTAATCCGGATGATGTTAATCAGGATGATGTTAATCCGGATGGTATTAATCAGGATGATGTTAATCCGGATGGATTAAAAGCTGTTTCAGAAAATGACTTAGTTAAGAAGAGAGAAACTGAATTATTGAATCAGGGTGGTTATGGTTGTGTTTATCACCCGGCAATTGAATGTGATGATTCTAGAAATTCTGACATTGTTGCATCAAATGGATATATATCTAAAGTTCAATTCAATGATAAGAGCTCACATAATGAAATTGAAATTGGTAAAATTATTAAAACTATTAGCAACTATAATAATTTTTTTGCACCTATTGTTTCGTCTTGCAGTGTTGATATTAACCGCATTGACAAAGAATTAACAGATATTTACGGAGATAAATGTGCTATTTACGAAAAACAGAAATCGAGGAGTAATAAGGAATTTGTTATGCTTTCTATACCTTACATTAAAGATGGTAATTTTAATAAAAATATCATTAATTCTAAAAGGAGTTTCTCATTTATTAATCTTATTGATACATATAAACATCTACTTAATGCATTAATACTCTTGGATAATCGTAATATTGTTCATTATGACCTGAAAAATGATAATATTTTATATAATAAGGTTAAAAAGCAACCTATTATTATTGATTTTGGTCTCTCCATTGACTTTAATCAAATCGATAAATTAATTGGTAAATCGAAAACGAAACTCTCTGATGATGCAATAAAGTTTTTATATGATAAATTTTATGTTTTTGCACCCGATTATTACTTATGGTGTATTGAAATTCATGCGATTTCATATCTTGTTGCAAGTAGAAGAAATGTTTTAGATGATAACTCAATCGCTGAAATCTGTGTTGAATATGTTGAAAATAATAAAGGTTTTGTTATGTTTGATGACTCTTTCAAAGAAAATTATATTAAGTCTGCTTCTAAATTTTTGTCACAATACAAAGGTCAAGGTAGAGAGAAAACTATTATTTCTCTCCTAGAATTCCACAGAACATGGGATAATTTTTCTATCAGTATCATGTTTCTTAAATTACTATACAATATTTTTAAATTTCAAACCACAAATGTTATGTTGTTTTTTTATCGGGTGCTAATTCAGAATTTGAATCCTGACCCTAAAAAGAGACTGAGTGTTAATGATACTTTTAGAAAACTATTTGAAATTTATAATGAAGATAACAATAACATTGACGATATTATAAAAATCTTTGTGGGAACTGACATTAATGTTGAAGAAGTAAAGTCATTATTCACACGCGACCAAAAGCATTTTAATTCTATCATCGAAAAGATGAATACTAAGAAAAATAATAGGAGTGGTTTTGCTAATTAAGATTTTTAATAATATTAAGCTTTGTTGCTTAACATTATTGTGATTTTATTGTGATTTTATTGTGATTTTATTGTGATTTTATTGTGATTTTATTGTGATTTTAATGTGATTTTATTGTGATTTTATAAAATTACTTCTTCTTGCTCTTCTTGCTCTTGGGTTTCTTAGCGCTCTTGGGTTTCTTAGCGCTCTTGGGTTTCTTGCTCTTGGGTTTCTTAGCGCTCTTAGGTTTCTTAGCGCTCTTAGGTTTCTTAGCGCTCTTGGGTTTCTTTGGTGTTGCACCACTTTTCTTGTAAGTCTTTCCAGCTTTTACTAAAACTTCCTTAAAAGAAAGTTGGGGGTTCTCTGCCTTTGTCTTTTTAACATGCTCCATCCATGGATTTCCCATTGTGTTTATATATTCTATTTAGATTTTTTTGTTTTTTGTTTTGTTTTTTGTTTTGTTTTTTGTTTTGTTTTTTGTTTTGTTTTTTGTTTTGTTTTTAAATATGTTTTTTTAAATCTATATGAGAATATTACACATTTTTATATATCATGCCTATTAATAAGAGTGGTGGTAATCGTGCTAAAAAGCAAGGACGCAAACATGCCGTGTCTGGCGGTCAAGACCAAATTGTCACTAAAACTAGATTTGCAAAAGATAAAGATGAAGTGTATGGAGCAATTATTAAAGAGTTTGGCAATGGACGAGCACTTGTAAAATGTATTGATGGAACTGAACGACTTCTTCATATTAGAAAAAAATTTAAAGGACGTTCCAAGGGTCAAAATTATATTAAAAGTGGTGTTTGGGTTCTCGTTGGATTACGCAGTTGGGAAAGTTCGAAAGCTGAAGGAAAACATGAGAATTGCGACCTTCTTGAAGTCTACTATCCGGAAGACGTTAAGTGGCTAAAGAAAAATGAAGACCAACCATGGTTTATTATTGAATCTGTTGGGCGGGTTGAAACTTACGGTGATGGAGATGCTGATGATGCTGAATTCAGTGGTGATGAATTTGGTGTTTTGGCGAGCGACGAAGATGAATATGTAAATGAATATATTGGAGGTGGAGGAGCACAGGAAAGTAGTATTAAAAAATCTACACCGGGACAATATGTTGAGCTTGATATCTCTGATGATGATGATGAAGAACCTGATATTGATGATTTATAAATAATATAATGCCTATTTTTGTTAGTTATTATATTATTTTTGTAATGTTTAATGTTTAATGTGTAATGTTTAATGTGTAATGTTTAATGTGTAATTTGTAATGTTTAATTTTTAATGTTTAATGTGTAATGTTTAATGTGTAATGTTTAATATGTAATGTTTAATTGCTTTTCGCAATGTCCATTTATATTTGGTGCATGAATTCCCTGTAAAATAAACATTGCTGTTGTTGAACCAACAATAATACATGTTAGAACCCATCCTAAAATTGTTTTTGCAAATATTTTACAGTTTATACCAGAACATGCACCAGGACCATTATTTTCTAATGCTCCTACACCTATTGTTGCACCTACTTGACAATGAGTTGTAGATAATGGTATTTTATAACGGCTTCCTGTAATTATTACTGCAGCTGATGCCATTTCTATTGCAACACCTCTTGATGGTGTAATCTTACATAGTTTTGTACCTATAGCATGAATAATTTTATAACCATAAACAATCAAACCTAGTGATATACCTACACCACCGATTGCTAATATCCAGTATGCATTATTATCCATTACTGAATTTTTTCTAACATCACCTACTTGATAAATTGTATAAATTGCAGCAAATGGGCCAATCGCATTTGCTACATCATTTGCACCATGACTGAAAGAGTCGCACATTGCAGTAAACACTTGTAAATATTTGAAGGTTTCTTCTGTTCGTATATCAAATTTTTCTGCGGTTTCGTGAATCTGTTTAACTTTGTTATCTGTAAATTTATAATCAGTTATATCAATTACTTCATTTGTTGATGATGTATCAATAACTTTCTCTTCATCATTTGTTGATGATGTATCAATAACTTTCTCTTCATCGTTATTTATTGTTTTATCTAATTTGCCTTCTATATATAATTGTTCAATCTTATTACGAAGTCTTGGAATATATGGTATTACACCTAAACCACTAACTGCACCGGTTCCAAATGAAATTGCAAGTGCTACTGGAAGTTCTGTTTTGTGCAAACCAAGACCTTTAGCCCCTTTGTATATTATAAAGAATGTATTCATTGTTATTGTTGTTCCAACTAATACGGGATACAATATATAAATTCTTGCAGAATTCTCATAATCATTTCTTAATATTACTAAACGCATTCCATAAAATAATGATGATGCAATTATCGCAGATAATATTGGTGAAAAGAACCATGAAAGAACTATTCCACCTACACCACCAATATATGGAAATGTACTTAATGGAGCATACCATATTACACAATTTGAACCACCCAATGCCCACGCCATTCCTATCATACCTCCTACACACGAATGTGTAGTACTAACTGGCATTTCTAAGAAGCTTGCTAAGAACAACCATAAACCGACGCTTAATACTACCCACATGCATCCATACATTAATAGTTCCGGTTGTGATTCAAAACATCTATAATCCGCAATTCCCTTTCTTATTGTCTCTGAAACATGGCTTCCCATTAAAATTGCACCACCTGTTTCACAGATTGTTGCAAGGCCGACAGCCTGGCGCATTGTAAGAGCTTTGGAACCAACTGCTGTTGCGTATGCATTGGCTACATCATTCGCACCAATTCCCATTGCTGCAAAAAATGCAAAAATTCCGCCAATTATTACAATCCATAAGTACATACTTATAATTTATGTATATATTATCTTTATGCTAGTTAGTTTAAGTTATTAAGATTTCTTAGAAATGTTGTTCGTGATGTATAAATGTCGTCTTGATGTTCATTTAAATACAAAAGGCGATTTAAAAATTGCGAACTTGTTGGATAATTATCTAATGTATGGACTTCATCTTCTGCGTGTGCTGCTCCTGCATGTGCTGCTTCTGCATGTGCTGCTTCTGCATGTGCTGCTCCTGCTTCGCTTGCATGTGCTGCTTCTGCTTGTCTCACTCGTTCCTCTATACTATCCATTTTATATCTACAAATTGGACATTCCGGTTTTTCTTCCAACCATATTTGTAAAGCTTTTGGTGCAAAACAATGTTTGCATGGTAATGACCTTATCTCTGTTATATTATTTGAAAAATCTACCAATGTTATTGGACAACTGTCATTGAGATGATATTCACTATTATATTTTTCATGCTTTATTTCTCTCAATCCTTTCTCTGAGATTCTCTCTTTAAAAACTGGGGCACATGTCAAAAGACTTTCCTCGATTGCCCTTGATACAAGGTCATCCTCGTTTTGAAATAAATTGTTGTTTCCATATCTAAATATGTTATTTATATTTCTCCATAACTGTTGCTCGTATATATTTGTTAAGTCATCGTTATTGCTATTTTCCATTTAAATAATATTATTATTTAATATTATTTAATTATTTTTATTGGGTGTTTTATTGGGTGTTTTATTGGGTGTTTTATTGGGTGTTTTATTAGGTGTTTATTAGGTGTTTATTGGATGTTTAAAAACTTTTTGGTTCTCTTTTTCTTGATATTACATGATATATGTTTTACATCTTTTAATAAATTACGGCGATTACTTCGGGTATGATTTCTACTTGGTTTACGTTTTTGTAATATTATCATTATCATATTTAAGTCTTGAAACATATTTATACTGTCATCTAAATTGACATCCACTAAATTACTGTAATTATTTGTAAATGTCGTATCTTCCTCTTTTAACATCTCATCTTCTAAAAAGTTTTCTAATCCCTCTGCCTCTAAATTTAAATTGAAATTCATTATTTTATATGAATTATAATTGTCATTATCCAACGTTTTGTTTTTTATTAATAAATCTGCTAACTCCTCCTTTGAAAGCATGTTTTTCTCTTTTAAATTTACTTTTTCCTTTTTTATATTTATAATCTCGTTGTCTTTCACATGTGCTATTAACACCTTTAAAGCTGTATTTTTTTTTAATTCAAACATTTTATATTTTGTTAATTGAGTTTCCAAACTATCCCACATCTATTATAATCTTATATTTATATTTTTCATATACTTTATTACGCAAAAACTTCATTGCATAAAATTTCTCCACTACTGTGGTTCATTTTCTTCGTTGTCTTTACACTCATAAAATTTCTCTCCCATCATCTTGCGATATTCTCTATCTCTCAACCACTCTGCCCTTCTTGCATTTTGTATTCTTTCACACTTCTTTTCCAACTCTTTATACTCCATATCTCTCATTTCTTCGCGCAAACATTCGCCATACAATCTTACACCTTCTTTGTCACTTAAACATAACCATTTCCACGAATCATCTTCTCTTTCGTCATTATTATTACTGTCTTTTTTTTGTTCTCTCTTAACCAGCTTATTATAATCCATCTATATAATTAAACTTTTTATTTTATATACTTTAAAGTATTGTGTTAATTACATTATTGTGTTAATTACACTATTGTGTTAATTTAGAAAAATTGAAGTTAATTTATACCTAAAATCTATATGCATAAAAAATATGATTACACGTAACTCTTTTCTAGATAGATGTGCTAGCTCTAATCGGCATGCCGCTTCGCATGCCTGTGCCGCTTCGCATGCCGCTTCGCATGCTTGTGCCGCTTCGCATGCTTGTATTTGTATCCCTAGACTCGACATATCTATTAAACAAAATACTGTTATTAACGTTGTTAAACGTCTTAACTGGGGTAGAATTATTGGTCTTTCTACTGTTATTAATAATAAAAATCCTACAACACCATTTATCAGTGTCTTTATTGATATTATCTGGAATAATAATGACTCTGTAAATAATATTAGAAATGTTTTGAAAGATGGTCATTCTGTTAAAGTCGTTCATAATAACTTTAATGTGTGGAAGATTTACCAAAAAAAAAATAATATACATATACATAATAATTAAAATGTCTTCATCTGTAAATGAAAATGAAGCTGAAATGATAAATTTATCTACTACAGGCGATGAAAGGACAATTGACCATACTGCTAAATTAAAACTATCTATTCAAGAAATCGCTTGTTTAGTAGAAGATGATAATCAATTACCCTCGCCACCATTTAACTCTGGTGAAAGTCCGGATGAAGAAAATCTCATCATGGACGTAATCAATGTTGATGAAGGGAGTGAAAGTTTGGCCGAAAGCTTGGGTGATGCTGCTGCTACTGAAAGCTTGGGTGCTGCTACTGAAAGCTTGGGTGCTGCTACTGAAAGCTTGGCAAGTGCTAGACGTGATTCTAATAGTTTCGTTAGAAAAACTCATACAAATGTTGAATTACCCGTATCTACCGATATTAATACTAAAATAAAATTGCTAGAAGATGAAGTTATTAATAAAAGAAAGGCTAGAAATCGTATCTGGTTTTTATCATTTTGTAAAACTTGCATTTTTTATATTTTTCTTTTGTATTTATTTTTCATACCTAATATGATTATTGTTTTTACCTATCATGACCAAATTGTTGCTGCATTTAATAGTAATAGTAATGGTAATAGTAATAGTAATAGTAATGGTAGCAATCAAGTTGGTCGCGATGGCCGTGATGGCTCGGCTGGCCGTGATGGCACTGACGGTCGTGATGGCACTGATGGTCGTGATGGCACTGATGGTCGTGATGGTCGTGATGGCACTGATGGTCGTGATGGCACTGATGGTCGTGATGGCACAATTATTAATGTCACTGAATTGATTTCCAATATTACTACAGAAGTTACCACAATTGTCACTAATCAAGTTAACAATAATATCATTGATTTTTTACAACAACAAGAAAACTTAAACTTTAGAAATATTGTTGCCGAATCCTTGTCCTCAATAAATATTTCGTCTACAAATAATAAGTTTGTTTATGTTGATGCTAATCATTATACGGGTAGCACTTTTAACAATTGCATACAAGGAAGCTGTTAAGTTTATTGAAGTTGTTTTTTGAAGTTGTTTATTGAAGTTGTTTATTGAAATAAATTAAAGTGTATATCTATAGTAAAATAATGTCCTACGATTATGATGGTGGTTATAGTGCTGATGTGGGGGAGGGAGGTAGTGCCGGTGCAAAGAAAAAAAATGTATTTAAGAACTTGATTGTTGATGTATTAAAGAAAACGGATAAAAAAAATTCTATTTCTTATCAAGCGAAATTTACTAAAATTAAAGAAGCAGAGGCTAACACGACATTAATAATGTTTCAAAATGTTTTGAAAAAAATTTTTTCTTCTATCAACCCCGATATGATTTTTAACAGTTTTTATTCTTTAGAAGAATACATCAAAAAAATTGACGTGTGTTCTTATAATACTGTTGATAAATTCATTAATACAATTGATTTTCAATTTGATATGTTGTCAGTTATCAATAAATGTGTTCTCTCTTTCTCACCCAAAGACATCTGGATTATCAATGATAAATTCTTTGTGTTTATAGGAAATAATCGGCTTGACAATCTTGGTTTAGTTGAATTTGACAAAAAAAATCATATTACCATACCGCTTCTCCGTTTGAACCTACCTAATAATATCTTTACTGCACCTGAATTACTTTCTATTGATGAAGAAGTGATACATCGCAATGTTTGTAATTTTAGTTTAGGTAAAATTATACTTGTTATGTTATTTGGTAAATCTGCTGATAAAAAACTTACATATGAAAAAATGAAAAATAGTTTGAATCCTATCATAAACACAAAAATTTATTATTATGTTTTACGATGCATTGACCCTGATATTGAAATGAGAACGAATCTTTATGTTTAGGTTTGGTTTTTTGTTTGCTTATAATTATATATTTGTAGTTTATATATATATAATGTCAATCGTTGCAATGAAAAAGAAAATGGAAGCAAAAAGAGGATTATCTACGGGTGGTAAAGGTTTCAGTATTAATCCTAAAGTGAAATGCAGTGATGTTAATTCTACTACTGTTGGTAGTGCCAGACAGGCTCGACAAAATTTAGTAAAGCGTGCGGTTTGCTTTAGTGGCAGCGAAGGTATTCAATGTGAACGTGTTTGGGACGGAAAAAGAGCTCCCAATTGTATGGGTCCGGGCGATTCCATCACACAAGAAGAATATATTGAAAAAAAACGAACTAATGCCGCCAGTTGCAAAAATGTTCTTCTTAATTTTAACAACACTATCGCAAATGTATCTACACTTATTGTTGAGTATAATAATGATACTGAAAGATACGAAATTGAATATCTCGGCAAGAAATCTTCTGTTGACTGGAACCATGCAAATAAATACATTGGTGATATTGTATCGAGTATTGGAAATGTCCAGTTCTCCGCCAATGGCGGAACTACCGAATGCCTATTACCTACAAGTTTTGTTGAAATTGTTGAGAGTGGAGGCTCTAACTATTATGTTTTAAACGGTGGCACTACTTATGGTTCTGATATTAGTTATGGTCTTTATGACGGTAATTATGTTTTGAAGAATGTTCCTGAAGCACATCCTATCGCTTTGATTAATAATGGTATTAATGGTATTACATACAGCATCAATGATGATACACCTTTTGTTATTAATGTTACTGGCGGACAAAACACACTTAACGGAGGTGGTGATTATTTCGATTTTACACGGGTTGATACTGGGGCCACTATTAATATCGGTAATGGTAATTTTAAATTTATGCGTGGCAAGACTTATCGTTTTGTTGATGCTGGGATAAACTCTGGATATGGATTCGGATTTTTTAAAATTGGGGTCCAATCTCCAGCACAAACATTAGGTAGTTCCGGCGCTTTTACAAACAATATTACTAATGTTACTACTCCTACAAGTGCGGTTAGTGTTATTAATGACGGCAATGGTGGCAGCCAATATCGCCTTAATGGCTCACAAAATACTACTGACATCAGTTATGGTATGAATAATGGTAATTATCAATTAACCAGTATTCCTGAATCTCAACCTCTCGGTATTGTTAATGAAAGTGGGCTCATCAGTTATAGTGTTGATGATACTGTTGGTGCAATTGTAATTAATGTTGCTGGCGGTGTTAATACACCTGATGGCAATGGTGATTACTACAATTTCACTGATTCTGGTGGTAATGCTATTAGTTTGGCTAATGGCAGTTTTAAATTTATGCGCGGTAGAAGCTATCGCTTTGTTAATAATGGAGTCTCAGATACTCATCAATTCAAAATATACGTTGACGGAAATACTCAGTCAAATGTTTTAGGTAATAGTGGCAATACATCTGGTCCTGCCTCTGATTGTTTGGACCCTAATGTATCTTATGACGTCACGGCAAATAAAACTGCAGGTGGTAATTACACTTTAACCAATTTTAAAGTGTTTGATGGTGCATACCAATTTACTAATATTCCACAGAGTGCCCCTATTGCGTTTTTGAATAATGGGGTTGCTGGTATTACTTACAGAGTTATTGATAGCACACCTATCAGAATTAATATTAACGGACTTGCAAACAGTGGAGCTGCAGATGCTAGTGGTGATTACTATAGTTTTAGTGTTGATGGTACTCCTGTCAGCATTGCTGATGGCAGTTTCAAATTTATGCGCGGAATGACATATGAATTCTATGTTAATGCAACTATTGACTCTTCGCATCCTTTTAATTTATATCATAATGGAGCCATTGTTTCTGGTGCTGATAGTAATGGTGTTGCTACCTCAAATCTTACTGCTGTTGGTGACATGATTACTTTAAATATTAATCAAAATCATCCATTAGACGCGGCAAATCTTCCATATGCCCCTGCAGGTCAACTATATTATAGATGTCAAGCTCATTCTGGAATGAGTGCAAATTTGGCACTTAGTGTTCTAGATGTTGGTAATAATGTTGTATATGACTTTTTCTATGGAACTGTTGAGGTTACCATTGATTCAGGATTTAATAATGGTGGAGCTGTTAATTTTAGAGATTTGGATGGTGGTCAAAGTAGCAATGGATTGACTTACAGTAGCACTTGTCAAAATGCTAATGCAGATGGTGATGCGGAGATTACTTTTAAAATTCCTTCTAGTCATGGAACAAATACAGGTGCTATACATTATATTCATCAAAATTCTGGTGGTGCTACTGGAAACATCGTTAATATGAGTTTGACTGCAATCAACATTGCTGGAACTATTGTTGACCATTATTACGGTAATATTAATGTTCTTGTTGCTGGTGATTTTGGAAACGCAAGTGTTCGTAATTTTAATGGTGATTTTACTGGAGGAGTGAATCTAATCGCATATGGTGTTGCTTCGACTTCGTCTTGGAACGGTGTTGGTTCATTTGATGTAAATATTAATCCTGATGTTATTCAGTTTGCAAATGCAGGTAATGCATACTACAAAAAATTTGTGAATGGTGTTGTTGATGATGATGTCGACAAAATTACTACACAATTATTGATTAGGGGTGTTGATGGTAATAATTATAACTTTTACCATGGTGATGTAAATATTGATGTTGCTGCTGGAGGATTCTCTCAAGATGTAAGTGTTTATTGCTATTATCATGGTTATATGGGTGGAGAGAATCTGTTGACTTACACAACTGGGTGTGATATTAATTTGTCTGGAACTGGCGACCGTAATGGTCCGGCGACTTTTACTGTTTCTTCATTTAGTAATGTCAATCCTAGAACTGTAGAGTTGTCCAAAGAGGCAGGACAACCTGTTGTTCTAACATTTAAAAATCCTGAAAAATATATCTTTGAGCCTGTCGGTTGTGGTTCGTTGTCTGCTGGTAGTGGTCTTGGTGGCACTGCTGGTTCTGATGATAGAGGATATTATGGTCGTGGGCGTTGTAAAGTTCATTATGTCAATAAATCTCCAGAATTTGAGCCTAAGAATTATCATGGAACGGGTGGCTATTTAGATAAAATTAAGCGACCTCATACAGATGTCAGCTTCTGTGGTTAAAAGTAATTTAATTATGAATTATTTTAAATTAAATTACTTTCTCTTTTTGGTTTGTCGTTTTCTCTTTTTGGTGCTTGCTTTGCTGCTTACGCTTG